TCAAATCAGACTGCCTGGTTCAGTCGCCGCGTCAGGCACCAGAATGTGAAGCGTGATCATGTGCTTGAGATCGTAAGGCTGACCGCCCTTTGTGATCTTCACTGTCAGCACACCCTCAGCAAAATCCGTCTCTACGTCCACACCATCATCGACCTGGTTGATGGTGTAGCCCCAGCCCTCATCAACGGGCGGAAATGGAACGAGACCGAGACACCCTGTAATCCGATAAACCCCGGTCGATACTCGCGACGAAAAAACCTCACTTCCCCCCAGAGAAACGAGGTCATAAGTCGCACCAGTTGCACCGAGAACGTTGATTGCTGCTCTAGCCATGATTAGATCGCCTTCAATGTGCCGTCTGCGGCGCGGGTTGTGTTGGCTGTTGTGTACAGTTCAGCGGTTGAGGTCCAGCCCCCTGAGTTGTTTGTTGCCCTTGCAACAATTTTTACCTGGGCTGCCCCTTGCTGGATCGCAAGTTGTGCACTGAAACCTGGCGATGAGTACGGAAAGTTAAGAACTGACGAGTAATTGAGTAGTGTTGTCGTCGTACCGTCCATTGCATAGAAACCACCAGGTAGGCCAAGTGTTTCAATTGCCTGAATCGGCGCTGTCGTGCCCGCCAGACCATAGGTGCCAATCTTCACGGCATCAGTGATTCCGTACCCCGCTAGCGTGGTGGCTTTCGCAGCTTTACCTCCCAGCGCAGTCGCCATTGTCGCTGCGAAGTTGGGATCATTCCCGATTGCTGCGGCTTGCTTGCCCAACGTATCCAGGGCGGCGGGCGCAGACCCAACCACCGCCGCAATGGCGGTTTTCACAAAAGCCGTACTTGAGGCCTGAGTTGTGTTTGTACCCGCCGCAGCTGTAGGGACAGTAGGAGTCCCGGTAAATGCCGGGCTTGCAAGCGGCGCTTTTGCAGCTAAAGCCGTTTCAGTTGCAGCAGCATCAGCCTTGGTCGCGGGGTTGAAAGTTCCGCTATGCCACAGGGTGCGCGCGGGGGTCCAGTTCCCTTGAGCATTGACTGCGCGAACGACAATCAGAACATCGCTACCGCCTTGTTCGATTGCAAGTTGTGCCGAATACCCGGCGCTGGAATATGGCAGGTTCAAAACCGACGAGTTTTGAAGCAGGCCAGTATTGCCGATGCCCATCGTGTAGAAACCGCCAGGTAGACCAATTGTGTCAATCGCGGCGTTTGGGGTCGCGGCAGCACCGAGACCGTACTGTCCAACAGCGAGCGCATCGATGATGCCGTAGCCGCCTAGGGTCGTTGGCTTGCCGGAGGATATCTTGCCCCAGTCCAAAGCCGGTATGTCAGCGGCGGCCAAGGAACCGCCAGCTGTTACGAGGCCTTTGGTGTTGACTGTGACCTTCGAATACGCCCCTGCAGCTACGCCGCTATCGGAAAGCGTCAGAGTAATAGAGACGTTGGCAGAACCGTCAAATGAAGCGCTGCCACTACCCGCGCCACCAATTGAGATCGTGCGGGCGACCGCCAACCTGGTCGCCACGCCGATTGCTGTTACACCATCGACGACCTTCTGAAGCTGGTCTTTAAGCCACTGCGTGCGGCTCGCCAGTTGCTTGGCCTGCAGGTTATCGATGCCCTCGGGGCCACCGAGGACGGGATCGGAGGTTTCGAGTTGATAGATGCCGGGCGTCCATTCAATTGGTTCAGGTAGATCGGCCATTAGCTGCTCCCACGGTTGTATTGACCGTCACGACGTGCAACACCGTTGTGCCGGATCGCGACTTCCTGATAGTCGAGAGATACCAGACGGCAGCGTGCAGGGGCGACGGAAAGAAGAAGGCGGCGCAAGAGCGCAGCCTGATCATTGGTAATGACGCGTTTTAGAAAGACGCGATAAAGAGCCCACGCAGAGGGATCGCCGTGGACGTAGGTACCATTGCGAGTGATTGAGCCGTTGCGGATCTGGTTGTTCAGACCCTCCTGGATCGTTACCTCACCGAAGCCCAGCAAGCGGATAACCTCGCGGATAGCCCATGGATTGCCCTTGTATCGATGCAACTCGGCCGAACTCTTGATCAGGTTGCGCTTGGCATCCTCAGACTCGGCCAGCAACCAGGCCGCCTCGTCGATGAGGGAGAACTGGTCGGCCAGCACAGGCAGCAGTCGCGGTTTCACCAGGTCGACCAGGTAAACCAACATCGCATTGATATCCAGGCTGTCAAACGTCTCGTTGAGGAGCTCGCAGAGCAACGCAAAGCGCTCATCACCGGCCAGGGCTGGCGGTAGCTGTTGCTCAGCCATACGCCACCCCCGCATCCTCTAGCAGGATCGATGTGCAGTTCGCCCATTCATTACTCAGCAACTCGCGCCAGGCGCTGGGTAACTCCAGCTCGGCGCGATAAACGCCATTCACCTGCAGCAGCGCCGTTATCTGCTCCTGGACAAGATCACGGCCGAGCCCGGCACGGCGTTCAACCGCATACGCGTCGGCAGTAGCCCTGGCCGCCTTCATCGCTTCGGCTCGATCTGCTGTCGCGTAAAAGGTCAGGCGCGCCTTGATCTGGTAGTTCACTTCGATGGGCGCAAGGACATGCACGGTGTCGCATAGAGGGCGCACCTTTTCACCAGAGACCTGGCTCTTGATCTGCTGCAGTAGATCGCCAGTAGGCAAGCCGGTGTTGGTAAGCGGGAACAAAGCTACATGGCCATCTAATTGACCTTCGTCCGGCCCGTGCACGGCGACATCGATGATCGACTGATGTACAGCCAAGGCATGGTAGCGATAGGCGCCACGACTGCCGGCATTGCTGAAGGCTTCAGGGGCCAGGATGATCCGCTCGCGGTAGCGGTCATCATCTTCATCCTCGGCACCTTCGGCAGTGACACTGGTGTTGGTCGCTGTTAGGCCCGCTGCAGGTGAGTTCCCGATGCTGCTGATCTGGCCGACGGCCCAACCGTTGCCAACCACCCCAGTTGCAAGACAGGTCGCCGTTGTGCCTACCTGTGTTTGGCCAGCGGGAATGATTACATCCTGGTCAGTCAGGAATGTGATCTTGGCGTCTTGGGTGCTGACCCGAGTACCGGCCGGTATCAGCAATTGCTGCTGAACTGCGGCCGGCACGCTGAAGCGGATCGGGCAACGTGCTGGGGCCGCCAACAGCCTGGGAGTTGCAACCAGTTCGCCCAGGTAATCCAAGATGGGGCCTTTTGCGAAACGCACCAGGGACTGCTCGCCGGCATTTTGAATGGCCATGTCGGAGAGCGTCTTGGCGTAGGCAATCAGGTCGATAAAAAGCCGCTCGACCTGGGCGGGATACAGGGTTTTTCCCGACTTGGCCTCATAGCGGGCAATCAGGGCGGCCTCGGTCGCGGCCGGATCGATCTCGACAAAGACGGGTTTAGGCAGCTCGCGCATAGGGCACCTCGGTCAGTTGGGTGACACCATCCGCAACACGCCACTGCACCCGCACTCTGATCTGCGACTCTTCAATCAGCACCTGCACCTGCACGACCGAGATGCGGGTTTCCCAGCGACGAAGGGCGTCGACAGTTTCCCGCACCAGGTGCGGCGTCACGCGGTTAACAGGCCAGTCGATATACAAATGCAGGTTGCTGCCGAAGTCCGGCCGATGAGCGTCGGCGCCCTTGGGCGTGGTGAGGATGATGCGAATGGACTGGTCGATATCGCGCAGGCCCTCGACAACCGCCCCGGATGTACCGAGGGCGGGCTGCCAGTGGGCGGCGGTGATACTGGTGTAAGTGATGGGCGTCGTCATGCGCCCATAATGCAAAAGCCTGCTGACGCAGGCTTTTAATCGAGTTTAAAGAGTCCCTGGACCGGGCTTAATGGCTATGGTGGTTCGAGTTGCCACCGACATCCAGGATAGTCCCTGTCGCATTGACATTGCCGTTCACACTCACGTCGCCATTCACCTGCAGGTTGCCATTCAAAGTGACCTGCGGGATATCCAGAGTCGCTGAGGGTGCCATCACCACCACCGGCTCACCGGCTTCGACAGTGATGTTCCGGCCGCACTTCACCAGCAACGCCCCCACGCAATCCAAGGTCATCACCCCGGCCGCTCGGTCGTAGGTGGAGACTGTCCCGTCACTGAACCGCACATAGTCCGTGTCCTCGTCGACCACAGGCGGCGGCTCGGCTGTCGAATAGATCCCGCCCAGGTAAACGCCACCCACGCCGTCAGAGTCCAACAGCACCGCAACCTGTTCCTTCAGCTCGGGCATCAACGGCCGGCGTTGGGTGCCCTGGGTATTACGTTGCGGCACGTTGAGCCAATAGCTCTCAACGCCGTCACGATCATCCAGGCGCACCCGGATACGGCAGGACATGTAGTCCACGGCGCTAACCTCGCCGTACTCCAGTTGAACACCCATTAGGCGACCACCTCTTGTTGAATGCCGTAGGTCGACAGCGCCAGATCAGGCTTGGTGCTGTCCTGGGTCATCGAGATCGAGGGCGCCGAGACACGGCAAGACTCCAGGTCAACGATGTAGCCGCCGCTGCGGGTCATTTCGTGCCGGGCTGAAGTGATCAGGTAGTTGCCTCCGAGCTTGCCAGCGGCCGCCAGTGTCACGATGTTGCCGCTGACCAGGTTGGGCCGGCCCATGGCGGTCCAGGCGCCTGTTGTGCGCTCGCGGTTGGCCCTGGCCAGCTCGGCCTTGGCTTTCGCCTTGGCCTCTTCTGCAGAGGCACTGCGCTTGCGTTTCTTCTTTGTGTCGCCGCTGGTTGTGGCCTTACTTGAGCTGCTCGGCACCGCGACAGTTTCACCCTTATTGTTGATGGTGTACGAGATCAGTTTTTTGGTCGCCGGCTCCTTGTGCTTGACCTCAACGGCCTTCGGCACTTCCCGGATCTGGTCACGCAGAGTGACGTTGGCCAGGTCTCCCAGCACCATGGACGCGACCGGCACGCCCTTGACTAGCGCGCTGATGGCATGGAACACCATGCGCTTTCCGGTCACCTTGAACGCATAGTCGTACTCGCCCGCCAGGTTGCGCAGAAACTCCAGGTCCGACTCCTGCTGCGTCAGCCGGTCGAGCTTGATCGGTTCGATACTGCCAATCAGCTCCAACCCCTGGCGAGTGGCGACCTGTTTCGCTACCGCGTCCAGGGTCGTATTCTCGTAGGCCTTGTGTTCAGGGGTGCGCAACGGACTGTTGATGCCGGTGCCGAGGGCACGAATCGTGACCGATGATGCAGGACAGCGCAGTTCGATCCCATCGATCTCAAACCGGCCCACCTCGCGCAGTGGCTTTCCTTCCCAGCCAATGGACAGCGCCAGGCTATCGCCGTGTCCTGGATACCAGGCATCGCGCCATTTACCTTCGGCGTCCTCCAGCTCGACGTCCAGGCTGTCGGCCTGGCCAGACAAGAAGTCCATGTAGGTCAGTGACAAGAGGTGTTCGCTGATGTTGCGGGTGATATTGCGCTGCTGGTAGGTCAGGACGAAGCGCGCCTCGGGCACCTGCTCGGGAATCATCGCATCCATGGTGGCAGGTCCTCAGTCGTGGCCACGGGCTCAAGGACCGGAATGGCCAGGGTCAACCCGGCCGGCAAGGCTCCGGTGATCGGCACATGCATGTTGGCCTGAACGATCGGCAAATACCGATGAGCATCGCCGTAGTAGCGCCAAGCCAACTGGTCCCAGCGTTCACCTTCGGTCGTGACATGGGTCAGAAACATCAGGCTTTCCTCGTCAGAACGTCTGCAGCAAGGCCCGCCAAGCGAGTACTGGCACCGTCCATAGTGGTGAGGGCCTGGTCCAGCGACTGACGGGACGCGGTGAACCGATCCACGATGTTGCCCAGGTCGACCGGATCGAGCGCGGATCGAGCCCCCATCACACTGCTCAGCACGTCTTCCCCGAGGCGCGACAGATCCGCGCCGTCATCGAGCAGGCCCGCAGCTGCAGTCAGCCCCTGTAACGGCTCGACGGCCCTGGCAGTGACACCCAGCAGTTGGGGCACCTGGCCAAGGATCATCGAGGCGTTGCCGCTCTTGACCGTCTCGTACAGGTTCTGGCCAGCCTTCAGCATGTTGCCGGCCGTCTTGGCATGGCCGATCACTGCTTGCACGGTACTGGGGGCTGGCATCAGTCGAGAGATGAGTCCGGGCGATCCTGCTGCAGCTGCAGACGTGCCACTCAAGGCCGTATTGAGTAGACCAGGACGAGCCACCTTGCGCGTGAATGCTCCAGTGTATTCCTTCAGGCTCAGCTGAACCGTTGCAGAGTTGATCTGGCCCGTTGCCGTTGCGCGGCGGATGGTGTTGCCGATGTTGGCGATGACATAGGCGCCATGGTACTCGCCAGAGCCCATCACGAACGCCAGGGGTTCGTGCTTGGCCTTGGCCTGGCGCAATGCCCGCAAGCGCGCCTCGGGATCGCCCAGGACAGGATGCAGCTCAATGGTCAGGTTGCATTCGTCCAGCCCTTCACCGATCCATTCCAGCAACGGCTTGCCCTGGATACGGGCATGCTCGGCCCAATCGGCCGAGCCGCTTTGCTCCATGCCGCTGATACCGCCAGCAACGGTGAATTCGATCTCGCCCAGGATGGCAAACATCACACAGGCCCTCCATCAGACGAGCCATAGCTCAGGCGGCGCTTGTCGTGCATGTAACGCTCCATCATCCGCAGAAACTCGGGATAACTCGCCTGCAGCGCCTGGCCGACCTGATCGCGAACACCAGGGCCACCTGGCACGGTGATCTGCGGGGAGAAGTTGAAGACGGGTTGACCGCCTGCAGCTGCAGCACCAGGAGTTGTGCCGCCGCCACTGCCCATCATGCTCGCCCTGGATACGTCGACCGGGTTCGGCGGTGCGAGGTCGACACCCGATTGCGCCGCCATGCCCATCGCGGCCTTACGCACTAGGCCGGCCTGTGTACTGATACCAATGGCGGCGCCTTCGCTGATGTTGGCCCCGTACCCCATGAACACGCGGCTCGGCGACTGGATGCCGAGCGTCTCGGTGAACCAGCCTTTCACCGACGAGCCGACACCGACCACGCTTTCTTTCAGCGAGCTGGCCATGTTGCGAATGCCGTTGATCAGGCCCGTGACAATCATGCCGCCGAAGTCTGTGAACTTGGCTGGCAACTCAACGCCGAAGTAGCTCATGACTCCGGCGAACGCCCGATAGAACAGGCCCAACGGCGAGAAGTTGGTAATCAGCTGAGCCACACCGCCAAGGCCGCCGCTAAAGGCTTGCGGTATTTCGCTGATGCCCTCCAGTACCCAGCGGATAGGCGCCATCAGTGCGGACAGGACGCCACCCACGGCCCGACCAAACTCGACCCCTGACCAGGTGGCACGGCCCAGTGCATCGCCAGTGACTTGCACCGGGCTAAACAGCTCACGGAACCATTTAGTCACCGGCTGGATGAAAGTCCCCAGTTGTGCGAGCAGTGGCCCTACCGGAGCAAAGGCGGCAGTGAAGGCATCCCGGATGGGCTTGAGTCCATCAACAAGCCCCGTGAAGAAACCAATAGTCCAGGCCCTGATGGGCTCCCAGTTTTTGTAGATCGCAAGTCCGGCTACTGCGACAGCAGCAATGCCGGCCACGATCCAGCCAATAGGTGTGGCTGCCAGCGTTGCGCCAAATGCAGCCACGGCACCAGTCAGCCCCGGCATCAAAGCAGTCACGCTGCCAACACCGGTTATCAATGGAGCGAACCGTGCAGCCAGCAGAGCGCTATTCAACAACGCAGTCTTGGCAGTCAGCAACGACATAAAAGTTCCGACACTGTTTAGCGCCGAGGCTCCGAGATTGGCGCCATACTTCAGCCCAATAAACCCGAGCTTGAGGGCGACAACGGCGGTGACTGTCTTAACAACACCGCTGACCAGGCCCGGATTATTCTCGGACCAGACCGCAAACGAACGAACAACAGGCACAACCGCCTGGGTGATCTCTACCAACGACGGCAGCAGTGCACCACCGAAAGCGATACCGACCTCTGACAAACTAATGGTGAGTGCTTTAAGTTGTTCTTTTGCGCTCCCCATGCGCTTTTGCCACTTTTGATCAAGAACGCCCTGATCAGCCGCACTCACACTACTTTTTTGGATGTCAGCCCCCTCGGCCCGGTTGGCCAAGGCTGGCCGAAGGTAGGACAGCGCCTGTTGATCACGAAACAGCTCACCCAACTTGTAGGCTTCATTAAGTCGACTCAGAGCGATTTCGCGCTCCTGGTCATCCTTTATAGCCATGACCTTTTGCAACTGCGCGGCCGCAGCCGGACCTTTAGTCCCCATGTACTGAGTAACAACTTCCAACATGGCTTGCGTAGGGGTCAGTCCTTTATTAACCATGTTGGCCAGCGCATCCTTGATATCAATGCCCGCGTCATTAAATGCCTTGATCGTGTCCGGGGCGGTCAGCTTGGAAAGGAAGTTTTTAAAGTTGTTGGCCGCCTCGTCATTGCTCCCTGCACCCTTACGAGCGATCTGCAGGGACGCGCCGATCTCGGCGACAGCCCGCTCGCCAGTGATGCCCAGGGCGGCGAACTGCGGTGTCAGCTGGGGCAGCCACTTGGCCATGTCCTTCAGTTCAAACTGGCCACGATCCCCCGCATAGGCCAGCATGTTCATAGCGCGCTCAAAGCCGGCCGCACCGATTCCGAGGTTGTCATTAAGTGCAATGGCGACAGACCCAAGATCCTCCATAGCGGCCCGCGTACCTGTCGCGGACTTCGCCATTAGCGGTGCGTAGGCAGCCAGTTCCTTAGAACTGGAGATGCCACCGGCAATCAGCACGCCTGTGCCCCTGGCAACCTCGGCTTGGGTCTGGTTCCACTTCAGCGCAGAGCCACGCATCACATCGCTGAGGCGTTTTTCTTCAGCCTCATCGAATCCGCCTGTAATGGCGATGTCACGAGTTTGGTCTTTAAAGTCGATGGCTGTCCGCATCGACTGGAAAACTGGAGCCCCAACCACGGCTGCAGTCCCCAGCGTTTCCATTGCCTGGCCACGAAGCTCACCGCGTTGGTTTTTCAGCGTTGCACCTCTGGTAATGCTGGCGTTGAGGTTCTCCTGTTTGATCTTGAGTTGGTCAATCGCTCGACCGACCTGGTCATACTGGCGGCGCATACGCTCGATGCCAGTACCACCACGCGCCAGAGACGCGGCCAGCTCGGTCCCTATGAGCTTTTGTTTGGCCGTCAGGCCATCGGTCGCTCGCCCGAGCTGCTGCACTGTTGACTTGGCAGAACCGAATGCGGCACTCAAGGAGCCCGACACGGCGGCCCCTATTCGTAATCCGACTAAGACTTCATTCGCCATAGAGTACCCGGCAGGCTATTTGATTGAGGGTGTGCGCCTGAGACGTAGGCGCACGGTAGGACGAAGACTTGAGGGACTGCCGATCAGCGGTTCATCTGCTCGGCAATCTCGTTGCGGCGGTCAATCTCACGTCGACACACATCGACCCAAAACCAATACCGCTCCATGTCCAGCTCGTCGATCTCAGACGGCTGCATCCTCAGCACCAGCAACAGGGCCTCGTCCCAGGACTGCAGCAAGGTCTCCTCCGTTAGCCATTTCCCGCAACACCTCGGTGGCTAACTTAGAGTCAGCGATATCGAACTCGCTGAGGTCCTCATGGGTGATACCCAACAGTTTGGCGACGAGCATGTCTTCCAACTCGGCTTCGTTTTTGGTGGCTGACTGGGCAGCGCTGATGTCTTTGCGCTTCAGGCGTTTGATGGGCAACTTCGAGATCGTGTCGCCGGCGGCATTTTTGAAAGGAAACTTGAGGGTGAAACTGAGTACTTCGGCCATCTTTGTTGCTCCATGTTGTCGGTTTAATCGACTGCTTAAGGAGCCCAGAGCATCGCACCTGGCCGTAGCGATGACTTTTAATCGAGTTTAAAGACGAAGCCCCGCACGATGGCGGGGCTTCGGTTTGCCGTCCTGGCGGCTCCAGTCCGTTGGAGCTAGTCCTGGTCAAGCATCAGTAGTGGCGGCAGCATTGGCACTTACAACGCGGTGTCATCTGATAGCGGCCGGTCGCCAATGTCATGCTCAGTGCCTCAGCCAAAACCTCTATCGGGGTTTCCTCCAAGACCTTGCCCCAGTATTGTCTGGCACGCATAAAGTCGAAGTCTCGACGCACCTGCATATCGATGCATCTCATTAAATCATCGCGCTTTTTTTCTCTTACTTGCTGTTCTTCAGGAGTCAAGGACATGACCACCTCCAATATCAAACGATTCGACGAACTCACCGGCCAGATACTCGGCGTGTTGTATGAGAGTTTTCCGGTGCCACGCGTCCTGTTACTTAAGGATCTCATCTCTGACGGCATTTCATTCGATGAGCGCGTGGGGTTCGATGTTCCCAATGAAAACGGCGAGTTCCTTTTTGCCTGTATCGACTGGCTGACCGAGTCAGGCTACCTGCGCTTCCAAAGCAAGATTCAAGCTACCGGTTACTCGGAGTGTGTACTGACCGCCAAAGGTCTTGAGGTGCTGAAGGCAACCCCGGATAGCCTCAGCACCGAATCGAGCCTTGGTGAGCAATTGATTGACGCATCCAAAACAGGAGCCAAGAGCTTGATCGGTGACCTCGCCGGACAAGCCCTGTCCATCGGAGTTAAGTTCGCTACCAATCACTTAGGCCTCCCTGGCTAACTTAGGCCTGACCGATATTCTTCCGGTACTTGGACAACTGGTCTTCACCACCGACCCGGAAGATGTTGGACAGGTAATCCAGCAACACGACTTCCTCACCGTTGAGTACCTGGCGCACGTAGGTAGCCGAGAACGGCGTTTCATACTTTGCCGGGTCGCGTGGTTTATGACTGCCCAGCTGGTACTCCTTGCCGGTGATTGTCATCATCGTGACCAGCGGGATCTCGTCGACCAAGCCACCGTTGTTGAATACCTGTACGTTTGAACGGCATTGCAGCTGGATGCTCTTGAACGGAGTCACCAGCTTCTTTGCCGCGTCTGAGTACAGGCTGTTCCAGGTGATCTTGCCTTCCAGCTTATCGAGGCCATCCGGCAGTTCGATCAGGCCAACCATGCCCAGCCCCTGAAAGTCGCTAGTCACGGTCTTGATCGAGCCCAGATCGATCTCTTCGGACTTGCCAAAGAAGCTGGTGCCGTCCAGGTAGATGTTGGCGTTGGAAATACGGTGTGCGCTAAAACCGGCCATTTATGCGGCTCCTAAGTTGACCAGGTATTCCCCGGTGATTTCAGTTTCGAAGGTGCCGCGCTCGAATGGCACAGGTACACCGAGCTTGTAGCTGAACAGGACGTGCCCCAGCTCCAGCTCGGTTTGCGGATTGCGTGCGGGGTCAAACCAACACTCGCCGCCAAGCAATGCCTCGTCGCCAACCAGCTTACGGATGAACAAGTTGACGCTTTCGCTGACGCTAGTGATCAGCGAATCGGTGACCGGCATGTCGACAAACTGCAACGAGCTGTAGCGAATCGACTCGTCCACCACGTCCTTGGTACGCCGCACGTTTTCAAAGTTGCGCGTGTGGGTCACGGTAGGCCAGGCGGCGGAACGGTTACCCCATAGACGGAAGCCGGTGCCGAAGGAGTTGAAGACGGTAGTGATACCGTTTTCGTTGAGCAGATTGACCTCACTGTTCGGGTCATCGATCCGAGCCGTCAATGGTCGTTCCAGGCCGATGACGCCAACCAGTTCCTGGTTGGACATGCTCCACCAGTAGCCCTTGTCGTTATCGATCTTCGCCCGCAGGCCTGCTGCGCGGATCGACAATGGCTGCAGGCGCGTCCCATCGGTTGCTGCGTCGTACACCTTTACATGCGGATAGCACAGACGCACACGGTCGCTGCTGGTGTTGAAGTTGATAGTCCCGGCCGGGCCGCGCCCGGCAATCACTTGCTGCACCGTGGTCCCGATAGGCGCATCGATGTATGTGAACGCACTGACCTGCACGGCCGAAATGATCAGTTCGACGCTGACAGAGTTCAGGGTACTGAAGCCCGGCGCAATGAAGATTTTCGGGAAGTACCCCAGCAAGTTGTAGCTGTCCTGGAAAGCCTTCAAGCCAGTACGCCGGCCGGCAACGGTGACCCCGCCGATGATATCGGCCGGGGTGACTTTGCTCGGGTCAGCATGGGTGTAGTCCGCCTTCACCGAGGCATTGGCGGGAATGCTCCCGGTTGCCAAGCGTTTCACCCGACCGATCAACGTATCAGCCGTGTAGTCGGTGCCCAGCACGTACTCGGTGTCGCCATTCATCGACTTGACGGTCAGTTGTTGCAGCCCACCATGCTCCAGCTGCAGCAGCTCGTTATCACCGAACTGCTTTTCCTGGCCTACGACGTTGGTGCGGTGAACTGCCGGATCGAGGACGTTGACGACCAGCACCGTACCGGCGCCGAAGTCGTAGATACCTTCCAGAGCTTCAGGAATGCTGAAGCCGGTGAGGTGCGAGCCGAACTGAGCGGCGTCTACTTCGTTAAGGGATTGGGTCAGCTCGTTGACCGGCCCGATAGGCGCCGTGCCGACCAGGGCGATTACCGCCGACTTGACCACCCGAATAGGCCGAGGGCCGCGCTCGACTTCAATGGTTTCGATACCGTGCAAAAAATTAGCAGGCATTGAACTTACTCCTGTTCAGGTTTCTGAGGCGTAGCTGCAGCCTTGCCGGTTGGCTTCGCTTCAGGCGGTGCAAGTACCAGGTGCTTGAGTTCCAGCAACACCAGGGTGTACTCGTGGTCGGCTGGCAACTCGACGGGTTTCCCCGGCTGCAGTTGCACGTCCAACAGTTCGCGGGCATCGCCTACCTGCAGAGTGGCGCCGCTCTGCGGGCCGTTATAGATGTAGCGGGTAAGTTTCATTGGTCTTCCTCGAAACGAACTTGTGTAAGCAGCGGGCCACTTTCGGGGCCCATGATCTGCAGTTGAGTGGCACGAACAGCGAAGTCCTGGGCGTATTGCCAAACCCCAGACTGGTGGCCGATGAACATCTCGCTCACCGGCCGACATGCCTGATCGCAATGCGGTGCAAACCAGCCCGTCAGACAGCCGCGGATGTGGTCGAGGTAGCTGACCACCCCGTCCTTGCCATTGAGTTGACGGAATACCAGGGTCAGCCTGATGACAATGTTGCGGGCCTGGAACATCGAGTCTCCGGCTTCGGAGCCGCCGAAGGTCGACTTTCCGTAGGCCAGCAAGATCGCGCCCTGGGTATGGTTCAGGCGGTAACCCGATGGGTTCTCAGGGAACAGCTCGACCATCACCATCTTGCCGAAGGCCTCCTGCAGGCGATCCCGCATGGCTTCCAGAAGCTGCTCGGTTTGGGTCTTGGGTTGAGTCATCAGTAACGCTCCCAGAGATCGCCGCCGAACTGCTGGCGACGTGCCCGAACGCGGATTTCACCAGGCTCTGGCGCAGCCTGACCACCAGGCATACCCAGGGTGACTACACCGTCGCGGATGCTTTCCAGCAGCTTGATGGTGTCCTTGCGGCTGTCCTTCACTGCGTCGGGCAATGCCCCTTCGGGCCGGCGCTGATACAGCCAGTGCCGGGCCAGGTACACCACTGCATCGCGCAACACTGTTGGGACCGGATCGAGCGGCAGGTCGTAGCGGCCGCGAAGGTAGCCGTCGACCAGCTCTTCAGCCTGGCGGACGCCATCCTCAATGACGTCCTCGTTGGGCTCCATCGCGGCGGGGTCGTCGTTTGAGAGCTGCAGCAGGATCAGCTCAGGGATGGCCTTGCCGATATCGGCGCGAGTGCAGTAGCGCATGGCAGGCCTCAGATCCCCCGGACGATACGGATGACATCACCTGCAGCTGTCGCCGCGTCCATGGTGATGCCGTTAGCCTTTCCTGCAGCGAGCGTCACCGCTCGACCCGAAGCGTCGGACTCCACCTCGACACCAGCGGCCACAGCGGCACCGGCAGTAACCAGGCAGATGCCCAGGACACTGACCGGGGCCACGTTGTCCGCTTCGGTGTCAGCTTGAACCGTGCCCAGGGCCTTGGCTCCGGCGGCGCACAAGGCTCCGTTGAAGCCAGCGAAGAGGTAACGCGGGAGGTCAACCAGCGCCACGACCGAGGTGATGAGTACAGGTTGTTGAGTCTTCATTTTTTGCTCCCGGAAGGTTCGATAATTCGGCGGTCCAACAGCGGGTCTGCTTCTTCATCGTTCAAGAAAATTTCATCGCCCAGGTGATACCAGGTGCCGTCATGCAGCACGGACGACACATCGGTCACCAGGTAGCCAAGAAGCTCCGGCTCATCCGTGGCATCGTTTTTCAGATCTGCTGCATCACCAGAGGACGAGCCGGAGAGACGAATGGGCGCCCGAAACTCATCAAGCCGACCGTCCAGGCTCAGCTCATCCGAAGCGTTGGGACCATCAGCAGCCGGCGCACCAGGTGCGGGAGTTGCTGGAGTCGCAGTCTGATCGCCGGGCTGTTCGCCCGATGCTGCTGGGGGTGTCGGTGGAAGTGCTGCAGCAGCTGGTGCAGCTGCAGCGGTTTGGCTGACATCACCCTGAGCCGCATCAGCAGTTGAGGGGGTGCCCTTGGTTGGTTTAGCTGCCATGGGAACCTCAGCCGTTGATATCGGAGATCAGGTAACCGGCATCCGAGCCCACGACCACGGGCTTATAGATGTCGGTGTTACGGACGAAGCGCACCTTGCCGCCCGCACCGTTGTAGGTATCGATCTCGGGCATGCCCTTACGACGCAGGGTGTAGCCGAAGCTCGGTTCTTCATAGTTGCCCTGGGCGCCGGCCGCTGGCTTGGCCACGTAGGCCAGGGTCAGGTTGTCGCTCCAGATATCGGACGTATTCCGGGAGCCCGCCAGGCCTTCACCGATCAGGATGTTGTCGATACCGAACAGGACTTTCAGGTGTTCCAGGGTGATCAGCTTGCGCTCGTTGCTGCCCAGCGCTTCCTGGAGCTTGGGGTGGAACTTCAGGGACTGATACACCGAGGCGCCCATGGTGATCGTGTTGGGGCGGATACCGATGCGGCTACGGACCACTTCCTTGCCTTGTTCAACTACCGCGATAGGGTCGCCGCCGCCGTTGCTCCATTGGCTGGAGCCGACCAAGGTGACCTTGGAGCCGACTGGAAAGGTGTTAGGGTTCTGCGCCAGCTTGGCGCAGCTCACTTCACGACGCAGATCAATGGCATTGACCACACGCCGAGAGGCGTTCGACTCGGCGTCAAACATGGACTCGTTGCTCTCGCGGTAATCCACCGGATATGCGAGGTCGTGTTCACGCAGTACGACGTCCAGGGGCTCCAGGTCATCTGGGGTCATGATGTTGGACTGAGCACGAATCGCCCGCTCGGTGTCATAGACCTCGAAGGCCTCCTTGCCAAACAACGGGACGATCCCGGCTTCTTTATCCATCAATGCGATGGGGAACAAGCCTTCGCCAATGTACTGGGCGTTGCGATAGCCACGCGCCAAGGTGGTGAGGACCGGGTCAACGACCCGCAATGCCTTCAAACGATCAGCCATGATGACTCCTTGTTACTTGGAAAGTTGGCGAACTGCCGACTCGTAGGAAATGTTCTTGTCCGCCGCCAAGGCCGTTGCTCGGTTGTGCAAGTCGAGACGGTCGGGGTTGGTGTTCTTCTCGGCGAACTCCAGATCGGTCGATACGTGCACCTCGCCCTTGCGCTCCTTGCTCGCTTGCTCGGCGAAGTCGATCTGTTTCGGGAGGTCGTCGAAGATCGCCTTGAGGCCTTCGATTACCGGCTTGCGCTGATCGCCCTCGCCGAACTCCAGCGGTGCGTCACCCGCTTCGGCGAAGTCCAGGGCGGCAATCAGTGCGGCGGTGTGCTTGGGCAACAGCTTGCCCGCGCCGACCAGGCCTTCAGCGAAAGCCAGGTTCTTGCCATGACGTTGGGCAGCTTGGTCCTTCTGTTGCTGCGCCTGGTGTGCAGCCAGTTGGGTTCTGAGGCGCGTGTTTTCCGCCTCCAGGGCGGCCTTTTCCGTTGGGTTCACGGGGTGTTCCTCGGTGGTGGGTTTGCTGGGTGTGCTGGGTTCGGTGAATGAGGGGCGGTCGTCTTCGCGGCGGGACTCTGCCAACAGGTTGTCTACGTCCCAACCAGGTACAACGCGGTCAGCGGTTTCCTGGCCGAACTGGTCGATGAACCAGTCACGCAGACGGCGAAAGATCCCGGCCGAAACAGCGTCGCCGAAGTCGCCGAATTCGATTTCAACCACGCCATCGCCGTCATCGAACTCGATATCGGACAGGCCCTTGATGGCGGGTGGCTGGGCGCCAAGAAAACCGATATGGCGCAGGTAGTAGATGCCCGGCTTCGGATTGCGCGGGTCATCGGGTGCGTACCAGGAAGCCGAACGCGGATACCAGGTGCCAGCCGCAACACCTTCGGCGAAGTCGTTGTGGACCTGCTCAGGTACTGCCGTCGCTTCACCCTTGGTGTTGCGGCTGATGGACCGAACCCAGCCATAGGCCGGCCCGTTGTCCTTGGGGTGACCGATGACCAGGGGTGCCCGGTGTAGCGCTGGGTCATAACCGCTGATCGATGCCGCCAGGTCTGTCTCGGTGAACTCGACTTTTCGGCCCTGGCTATCGACATGCTTACCGGCACGAAAGAAAGGAATGGTTTTCATAGTCTGTGCACTTCAGTTGAAGGTGATGCACACAGACTGAGCCAATGCCCGGCCGAAGACTTTTAATCGAGTTTAAAGAGTGTCGCGGCGGTGTTGATGCGGCCAGGGTGCCATTGGCACCCGCGCAGTGGGATAGGAGTGAGGCAGCAGGGCTTTATAAAGCGTTTACAGCGTGACTCGCCTATGCGGTTCGATGAACCGGAGCCGTATGCACCCTGTGGCGCCTCTGAGGGGCTTACAGGCGAGCGGCCTTTTCCAGGTGATGCATGGCCAGATCCAGGATGGCCTCTTCTGCTTCGGGCTGCAGTTTGCCCTCGGCGTCCATCGGCAAATATGGGCGACCTGGAATGTCACCCCACAGGTGGGGGAAGTCCGACTTGGTGCCACCGAACTGCATCATGGCGGCATAGGGTTTGTTGCTGCCAACCAGCGCCGAGCTGTCGGTTGCTTGCGTGGTGATCGAGGCGGCCAGGCCTGCCGAACTGACCTGCAGCATCTGCCCTGGCCAGTTACCGTTTTTCTCACGGCGTGCTGTGGTGACATCGGACAGATCCTCCCACTCGGGGCGGCCTTCCTCGCCGAAGTTTTCCTCGGTCTGGCTGGCCAGCTCGGCGGCGATGCCGCGCATCAGCGGTGCAAGGTCGCCCACGGCCCACTCAATTTTGCGCAGGGCAGCCTGTACACGCTGGTGATCAAGTTCAACGGTGAACATTTCAAACCTCCTAGGCGGCTGCCTGTTTGCGTTTAAGCATGTCGGCCAGGCCAGTACCTGGTGCGTGGTTGAATCCAGGATCGGTGCGGAACGTGATGGCCTTGCCAGCGGCGTCGGTTGTGCGAATGCCGGTGACGGGTGCGGTGCGGATCTCGCCGGTACGCTTGTCGGTGCCGGTTTCCACGGTCTCGGTGAACATACGTCCTTCGCTCGACACAACCTTTAGGCCCCGGCGCTTCACAGCGGCCTCGGTCAGGGCGACAACACGGCAACGGCAGTTGAACCCATTCGGCGGGAAGATCGCAGACCAGATCGGATCGTCATGGCGGAACACCTGACCATGCAGCGCCCGGTGACTCGGCCGGGTCTTGCCGTCCAGGATGGCCACATACATCCAGTACGGATGGGTCTCGGTGGTCTGTTCCATCTCGGCCTTGCGGCCGGCCATGTACGCGCTCTGCAGGTTGGTCTGATAGATCGTCTTGAGACGGCGCGGACTGCCCAACTGGACCAGCTCGCCGACGCCTTCACTGTCGACAATGACTTGTTGGCCCCACCAGCCTTGCGACTCCAGGACGGGCTGCAGATCCGCGATGAACTGCTTGAGGGTTTGGCCTTCCCGCAGCGCGGTTTCCAGGGCGCCGCGAATGTCCGACAGCAGATCGAGGCGCATGGCCTTGGCCACGGTGAAGGATTGGTCGTGCGCCTGGTCGAGCATTTCCTGCCAGTTCCAGGTGATCGCATAGCCCTTGGACTTCAGGTAGGCCACGGCGTTTTTCGGCTCCATGCCGAAGATGGCTTTGAGGTCGGCCGGGTTCGGGGCTTTCGTAGTGGTCGCCATCAGTCCTCCCGATCCGCATTGGCATTTAGGCGACCCCAGATGTTGGCCATGAACAGCAGGCGCGTGAGGTTCTCCTGCAACGCCTGGTCATCCATCGTCGGGTAGGCTTCGGCCAGCAGGCCGAGCGCCTCGATGTCGGTGCGAGCGCGCAACAGTGTCTCGATCAGAGAGGCAACGGTCTGTTCGCTCTGCTCCTGCAGCAGCTCGGCAGGAAGGCTGTTGATGGCCTGGTCAAGCGCTACCTGGTCGAGAATGGGCTTTAGGGTCGACTCGGCAAACTCCGACGACTCAGCCGGGGCCGGGGTTTCGTCCAGGTCGCCATCCTGCAGGTTGTAAGTGCGCTTCCAGTATTGCGCTGTGAGCTTCACCCCCGACTCGGTGAGGGACTTGTCGCGGTCGGCCTGGGTCTTGTCGATCTCTTCTTGTTCCCACAGCTCGTACACCGGGGCGGCAATGTTCTCGCCGAAGTTCAGATCGACGATCCGGCGAATGACCGCGTTCATGGTCGCCGCGACAATGCCCTTGTCGCCGTCGCGGATGTCCTTGGTGACTTCCAGGCCGGCTGTTGCGCTGGCCCTGTTGCTGTTGGCCTCGGTGGTCTGGTTCTGCCCCAACAGCCCGACGTTGATCTCACTGCGGCAATAGACCAGCAGCTCGCGGTAGACCTCGGCGCTGCCAGCCTTGCCTGCGGCCTCCATGATCTCGACGCTGGAGTCATTCGGGATGACGGCAACAGCGTCCTGGACCATGGCTTCCAGGCTGTCGAGCAGCAGATCGGTCTCGCCCGTACTGGCACCGCGAGGGTGCTTGCCAATCACCCAGGGCGAGCCGTACTTCTCGGTGAACTGAACCCAGAATTTCAGGCCGCCTTTCATGAAGATCACCGGCCAGAAGCACATGGACAGGTCAGCGAAGCCATACGGGTTGTTGTAGGTCGCATCCTGGCGGGCCACGACAAAGCGTTGCGGGTCGCACAGCTCGCCGGTCAACCCGGCATCGCGGGCGCGGAAACGCAGGTTGTTCTCCTGGTCGTAGAGGAACCACTCGGCCGGCTTGCCCAGCAGATCCTCGGGGACGATGTTCATGCCGAGCGGACGCCACATCACTTCAATAGGTTGGAACCCGAACAGCGGCGCATCCAGCATCTCGCGAATGATCCGGTCGAGATCGAGGTCGGTCAGCCAATCGCGTATAAAGCGCTCAACCCGCACGGGGGCATTGCCGCGCTTTAGGTCGCGTTCCAGGGCAAGCACCGAGGACTTGCGACGGCGGATGTTGCCGCCGACCAGGGCTGAGCTGCGCAGATCCCGATAGACCTTGATGTCCTTGCCCTGGGCCTTGAGGATTGGGTCAGGGTTGGGCAGGTACATGCCCAGCGCCTGGGCATCGAAGCTGCGCGCACGGCTGGCGATATGCTCGGTCAGACCTTTGTGCTTAGGCTCGGCGAAGTTGACGAATTCCGTGGGAGTGACCCACACACCTTTCTTATTCATGCGTACCCCTGGGTGATGAAAGTGCCCTGACGCGGGCGACGGGATTTGACTGAGACCGGACCAGCAGCACTTTCCAGTGTCGCGAAGTTGGCCAGCGAGCCGGCACCAGCGAAGTCACCGTGACGGTAGAGTTCGGGGTCTTTAAGGTCTTGCGAACGGGCCTTCATGATCATCGGAATGCCCTCAACCACTTCGATGGACCGCACGTCCTGCTGCAGAGAGTCATCCTTGGGCATCGTGATGGTGCCGTCTTCAAAGAGCTGAATGAATTTCGGCATCCAGGCGCCGTACCAGGCGCGGCTGAGTTTCACTTGCAGGACGCGGTCATGACCGAACTCATCGGCAGCTTCTTCGGCCAGGGTTTCACCACTGCCGGTGGCGTCCAGGGCGGCGCTGGCAAAACGTGGCAGCCGACGCAGGATGTAGAACAGGATCTGTTTCTGTTGGCGGTACGGCACCTTATGCATTTCCACCACAAACGGCACGTCACGGTGCCGCGCCTGGTCGACGGACATCGGGCAGATGATCGAAAAGTCACGGTGACGGGCATAGTCCATGCCCAGATAGTGCCGCAACTCGGGCGTCAGGCCCTGAACCAACGGGGCCAGATAACGCTCAATCCAGTCCTCGACATACGCTTCACGGCGGGCAAGAGATTGCAGCGCAAAATCATCGTCCAGCGCCAGGCGCAACACAGTGCGACCGGCGCGCATGGCGTCTTCGATCCATACACCAGGAATGCACACACCGTTGCCGTCGCGTGGGATCGCGTCCAGCTCTTCATGCATCTGCGCTTTGCGTGGGCCGTAGGCGTTGCGGATCTGCTTGTACCAGGCTTCCTTGCCCTCAGCCGTAGGGGCTTCCCCGGTCATCATGCACTTGCGTTCATACAACCCATTGGCAACAGCATCATCGAAGGTCGCCTTGTAGACCTCTGCCGTATCGCCATAGCGGCCTTCGCGGATGTCGTTGACCATCTGGTTGAACGGGTTGCTCTTGCCGTTATGACTGCTGATGATGACGATCCGACCGCCCCAGATCAGCAAGGCGGTTGCAGCGTCCAGCACAGCGGAAACATCACGGTGAAAGGCCGCCTCGTCGATGATCACCTTGCCCTGCAAACCGCGCAGGTTGGCCGGGTTACTGGACAGCGCGACAATCTTGAAGCCCGAGGCGTAACGAATGCGGTAGGCGTTGATCTGGCGGGTGTTGCCTGATTCGTCCTGGTCTTCAAACAGGAACTCTTCGATTTCGCTGACACCCGAAGCCTGGGCCTCGGCCATCACACGGCTGAACTTGGCGCAGTAGCCTATGAACTCCAGGCCTTTTTCCTTGGTGTCACCGACATAGAACACGTCCATGCCGCCAGCGGCCTTGCGTGACGCAGCAGTGATCACCGAGTCCAGGGCCTCGGCGAACGTGATGCCGGTACGGCGGCCTTTTTCACAAAGCTTGATTTGGGCCTGAATGCTCAACCAGTCGGACTGGTGAGCCATGAGGATGCCGTCGGCAATCGGGTTGTAGTCGCTGGGGATCTGTTTGACGCTCGGCGGCAAATCGTCCCATTCGACAACGCGCAACGTACTCGATGACGGCTTGACCGCTGGGGCACTCATTTGACACCCAGGAATTTCTGGCGCCAGAACAGGGCCTGTTCTTCGCTGATGCCCCCGGTCTGTACGGTCTTGGCCAATTCAGCGTCTTGTTCCTGGAGCAGGCGATCACGCGCCGCTTTCTCGATAGCCTGGCGTTCTTTGATGCTCAGGGTCCGGGCCTGCATTGTGTTCTTGGCTGCCCGCGCCAGCTCGGCCACCTCCTTTGTGGTGACATCATCTTTTTCATGGGCGCCCATCGCGGCCTGATAAGCCAGGGTCGATATCGCCTCGACCAGCAAAGCGCCGGTCTTGTCGGAAGCGTCTTCACCGAAGGCACCCACGAAGGCTTCGGCCTGCTCGCGGTGCTGCCGGGTCTTCTCAGTCAGCAGATCGAAGCCTTGCTTGAAGCGCCCCAGCGCGCTGCGGCTGGGGGCTTTCTCGTTGGGAAAGCGCGACTGGATGTCGGCAAGCATGTCATCCAGGGTCATGCGGTCTTCGCGCAGTAGCTTCTGGATGTACGCCTTGACCATCGGCGGCAACCGATTGATGGATGATTTGCCGGCCATGTTATGCCCCCGGCCGCTTGATGCCTGGGACGCGAGCGCGTCCTGCAGCAATGTCCTGGCCACGCTCGGTTAGCGTGGCCACCAACACAGGGCCGACATCGGAAACAGTCACCGCGCCTTGTTCGGCCAGCCAGTGCAGTTCGGTCTTCACCTGGTCGCGGCTGAGGGTGTGGCCGAATCTGTCCAGGGCCATGTTCAGCACCGAGCTGTTGGCACGGTATCCGGTCGTTTCCGCCAGCAGGCGCAGAATCACCAGGCGATAGTCTTCACGCAGAAAGGAAGCGAATTCGGTCATATCTTTTCTCGCAGCAAGTAATCATTGATCCGGTCCAGCGAACGGGCCAAAGGGCCAAGCGCTTCCTTGACCCCCGACAGTTCGGCCCGTACCGCCTTCATGTCGCCCAGCAGATCGGTGACGGCGGTCTGGTCAGGCAGGTGCCGGACGTGTTCTTCCAGGGCGACGATGCGCGTGCGCAGCTCCAGCAGTTCCTGGGCGCTGGCGGCATCTCGTTTGATCATCCAGGTGTAAATACCGAGTACAGCCAGGACCAGCCATTGCACGGTCTGGAAACCGAAGTTGAGTTCGTTCAGATTCATTCAAAACCCCGTGTGGCCAAGTGTTCCAAGGCGTCTATGCAGTCAAAGCAATGTTCGATACCAGGGCTGTCCTGGCGTTGATCTTCAGGAATCGCATCACCGCATTCCTCGCAGCGATAAGCCGACCGGCCGGAGCCTCGTCGAAGGTCGCTGTTGCGCACGCGCAATTGCGCATCGCTGATGTCGTCATCTGTAGCGGGTTCAGCTACATCCATAGGGCGTCAGTCCTTTTCCTGGAGATCAAGCAAGGCATTGAATTGGGCGAGGATGGATCGGGCCCACAAGCCGTAGTCCTGGGCGTGGGCAAGAATGTCGGAGGGAGTGACGCCGCTTTCCAATAGTTCGGCTTCAGAGCCGGTGGCGGGCCAGGCCGCTTTTTCAGCTGCGGTGACAGCGGTGCCCGGTCCTGGGGCGGGCACACCGAGGGCGGTGTTGAAGTCGCGCAGCCAACCAGCAGTGAACACGCAACGAGGGATAGGCTTAGCGACAGCGCCAGGCGCTGGAATGTATTTCGTTGTGACATGGGGGATTCGCTCCTGGAGCTGGCGTTTCTCTTCGGCGTGTCGTTCGAGTGTGGTGAGCAGCAAGGCCTCGGTCTCATTGGCACGGGTTACTTGCTGCAGCAGCTGCAGACGGTTTTCCTTTTCCGCCGCCCCGGCCTGTACTGCCTGCGTGGCCTTGAATGACTGCAGGTCGGAATTGCCCAGGGCTTCGGCGTACCGAAACCCGAAGCCGTAGGCGATTGAGCCGGCAGCCGCTGCACTGATCACGCAGGCCAGGCCGGCGACAAGGAGTCCTGTAGGCAACCGTTCAAGCACCATGGCGCTGCCTCATACGGTTGCGGGACTTCCGCGCACGGCGCTTGGCGGCTGCAATGCCGGTCTTGCCGTGGCGATAGAGGGGCATGACGCCGGACCTGATCCAGGTTCCGGCAGCGGTGCTTGGAGTGGGCCAACGACAAACACCCGCGAGCCCCGCCAGCAGTGCTGCGAAGGCCCGACCAAAGAGGTTCAGTCTCATGACGAAACCTCCTGGTCTGGTTGCTCGGCCTGGTCAGGAGGGCCTTGCTTGAGCAGGCGAGCAATGAACAGCAGAACAGCCAAGCCGCTGTTGAGGGCCGCATAAGTCGATGAAGAAAGTTGCGCTTGCCACATCGGCAAGATGGTGGCCTGGGCGAGACCGAGCAGCGCGATAACGATGGCCAGCTGGACGCTGTGTAGCTTCCAGCAGCAATGGCAGTTGTCGATCAGCTTCATGCCGGCTCCCCGTGGTAGGCGTCGGGGACAATGCCTGCCAGGTGCAGGCCTTCATTGATCAGCGCTTCGCCGTACCAGTTGCCCTCGGAGAGCGGGCCAGCACCGTTCTCATGACGAATGATCGCTTCCACCAAAGCCTTCATTGTGCGGTAGTCGTACACGTCGATCAGGCCATCAGGCGATACACCGACACGGGTCGCGACCTGGCGGATGTAGCTCTCGGTGTTGTTCTCGTTCGGTGGCGCCCAGCGACCGACGATCAGGCGGACGGTGCGCAGATAATGCTTGTCCTGATAGGTGATCAGGGTGCGAGCCAGGGCTCGGATGCCCCATTGGGGGCCAATGAACTGGACAAACGCCGTGTCATTCTGGTTCGCCGACATGCCTTGCCAGCGGGTGCCTTTTACATGTCGGATATTGCCGGGATTAAAATTGCGGATGCCGCGAGGGGTTTCGGGTCGCATCGGACGCCTCCTGTAATGGCGCCGTAGTTTTCGGACGCCAGAAATACACACGCCGCCATAATCGGCGGCGCGGTACAGGAAGGCTTTTAATCGAGTTTAAAGAGTCCCTTTTAAGAGCAACTCATTGTCTATTTAAGCTGTAGGGGTAGCGGACACCAAACACGCATCGCGAGCAGCCTTATATGAGTTCAAGGCGTCTTGGATTGAGCCAGGAATCTTTTCCACTCCGGCATTATTCGCAGCAATCATCTGAGACTGCCACCACGCCCGAGCATAAATACCAGCAGAGAAGCACTGCCCGAGCGGCTCAAAAACTGAGTCACCGAACTGAGCTTTGCCAGAGTCAACCAATGAACTGAATAATCGGCTCTGAGTATTTAAGCCCTGCAACTGGCCGCTTTTTAGGACGGCGATACTATCGGCCATCGCCTTATCCAGGTCCGCAACGTGCTGGCTTGCACTAAGAAGAGCTTGTTTGCTTGCGCCTGTATATGTGCTTACGGCCTTAACTGGCTCCAATTTCGATTCTGCCTCGGGTTGTGGGCGAGCTGAGGTAGCCACAACAAACCAATACAACGCTCCAGCTACAAGTACCCATAACGAGACCAGGGCAGCCTTTTCAGCCGCCCCCATATCCTTCCAAGTTCTGCGCTTTACCTTTGCCATAAATATCTCCTTGTTTACATTAGAACCAAAATCTTCCGACTAGAACTCCAAAAACAAACAGACCAAACGAATTCCACTTGTATGTAATCAAGAACTCTCGAAGCGCCAATACTCCAGAGGAACCTCCCCCCTGGGCTGAGGAAGGGACTGACTGACCTTGGATACTCTTAAGGAATCCAAGGATCTGTCGTAACTCTTCACGCTTGAGCTGCGTCAGCTCGGTTCGCCCAAACGTCAAGTCGCAAAAGTCATTCATTTCCCTTGTCGCGTCTTTCTCTGCTGCTAACCGTAATATCCGGTCCGTGAGGCGCCGCTTGTCAGCGATCTCCTGCAACTGCTCAAGCCGATCTTGAAGAACATTTTTTGCCTTCTGAAAATCCTCTGCACAGATCTCATCAATTGAGCTGACAGACAAATGAGCATGAACACTACGCCAAGTTTCCCACGGATCATCCCCAAGCTCTTCACACTTAGCTCGCAACTCATGAAGCTCTTTTCGTTGGACAGCTAGCAGGGCTCGCGGTAGTGGTTTTTCAGGAAAGTTAAGCTGTGTGCCGAAGTTAATATTCGCATTATTCCCTTTTACCTTTATCTGCGATGGAGGCGCGTCATTTTCGGCCAAAGGAAATGAACCGAAACTCTCGGTCAGCCTTGCCTTAATCTTATCCAGCTTTTCATCCTCACCCAGCATAAAAACCTCCATCTACTACATCAGCGATTGACCACTAGCTTCAAAATCTTCCCAAGTTGAGCCCCATCTAGCTCTTGTTCGGGAACCAAAATGTTGTAAACCTCTGCCGCAGTTATAGCCAACTCTCGTGCAGGCCATCGACGTTTAGTCTGCTGTATGAGTTCTTCGAGCATGTCAGCAATTCGAGCCAATCTTTCGACGTCAATCTCTGCTGAGCGCTTGCTCAGTTCATCTCTATCGCCCGAATACTTCCCAGTGACGATGTAAAGAACATCCCCGCCAGCTTTTTCAAATGCACTCAAGTACGAAACATCAGGCTGTCGTTCGCCTTTTTCATAGTTTCGTTGTGATCGCATGGTCACACCACAACAGTCCGCTAGCTGTTGTTGGCTCAACTCAAGGCGCTCCCTTTCCTTACGCAGTCGATCCCCAAAAAAAGGCACGTTTGTTCCTCTATACAGATTGACATGGGAACGTTTGTTCCCCATTATTCACCACAGAGGACAACACATCACCCCGCTTAACCACAACGAAAAGCGAGGCTGTGAGCCAAGAACGCATCCGCAGTAGACCACCAAAGAAAGCCGCAATTTACCACACAGGAGGCGCCATGAACGGCCCCGCAACGTCACTTGATTCGGCGCCACTGCCGTATCCACAAACACCCACCAGCGCCAATGCCTGGTTTGTGAGTCATGGCATTTGCAAATCTCAATGGGCCAGGGCCCTAGGCTTTGATCGCATGACCGTTGTCGACCTGTTGCGCGGACGACTGAAGGGCCACCGTGGCGAAGCACACCACGTAGCTGTTGCCCTGGGGCTGAAGCCCAATCCCGCCCGCGCCAAATCAAAACCAGCTGTCGCAGCTAAAGCCGCGTAACCGGAGCCATTCATGACTCAACCTGTTTCTGCCGCCGCCCGCGCACTGCGCGTACTCAAAGCCCTGAAAGGCCACACCATCACGGGCCTCAGCAATACCGAACTCACCCAGCTGACAGAAGACAGCCCCAGCAATATCAGCCGCGCCATGCAGACCCTCATAGAGGAAGGCTTGGCCGTGAAGCTGGATAACGGTCGCTTCGCCCATTCAATCGGCATGTTGCAAATCGCACAGGCCCACGCTGAACACATGGCGCGCTTGACCCAGCGCATGCAGGAAACCAATCAGCGCATCGCCGCTGGCTCGATGAACTAAGGAGAAACACCATGGCACGCACTAAAAGCCAACCCGCACCCACTGTTGAAACTACCCCTCTGGATGGCGAAGTACTTACGGCCAATCAGAACCTGATGGCGGACAACTGCGCCGTAGTCATGAACCAGTTCGGTGATGGTCTCCCTTATGAGCGTACCCGACTGATCAACGAGGCCCGCTTCTACATGGCCCAAAGTGCCGAGGCCATGCTGGAAGCGGGTAAGCGCCTGATTGTCCTCAAGGAAAACGAGCCATATGGCGAGTTTGAACAGATCGTTCGGGAACAGCTCGGCATGCCGGAGCGGACAGCCCAACGCATGATGCAGGCGTCTCTCAAGTACCTGTCACCTCAACTTGAGGCAAAAGCGCCAGCGCTGGCGCTTTTGGGTAAGACCAAGCTGTTTGAGCTGATTGCCGAGGATGACGAAGACCTGGAAGCCCTGGCAGAGGGGGGAACTGTTGCCGGGTTGTCCCTGGAAGACATAGACCGGATGACCAGCCGCGAGCTGCGTGCCGCGCTTCGTGACTCCCGCGAAAACGCCAAGGCACAAGGTGAAGTGCTGGCGAAGCGTTCCAGTGATCTGCAACAAGCCAAGGACGAACTCGATGTCGCCCGCAAGCGTATCCAGGGCCAGCCCCTGGACGTAGTTATCAAGGAGCTGCGCGTTGAAGTGACGGCCCTTGCGTTTGAAGTCGAATCGACCTCGTTGGGCAAGTTGCGCGAAGGCTTCATGAAGATGGCGGAACACGCCAATGATGCCGGCCAAGACCATCGTACCTTCCAGGCCGGCCTGATCCATCAGTTGGAAATCGTCCTCGCCAGCATTCGCAGTGAATTCCATCTGCCCGCACGCCAGGCCGATACCGACCCCGTCTGGATGGCTGCGGAAGAGGCCTGAACATGAACCCGGTTCAGACCCAGCTTCTGGCCCAAATCGCCCAGCTGGCAGCCAACACCCCCCACGGTCAACGTACCGCTATCTATAAGGCGGGTGCTGCCGAGCTGGGTATCTCAATCCAAACCCTACAGCGCAAGCTGAAGGAGGTCTCAGTGACCAAACCACGCAAACGTCGCAGTGATGCTGGATGCAGCGCCTTACCGCTGGACGAAGCGCAGAAGATTTCAGCTGTGTTGCTGGAGTCGATCCGCGCCAACAACAAACAGCTGTCTACCATCGAACGAGCCGTTGAGCGTCTGCGCAGTAATGGGCTGATCATGGCGGGCCGAGTTGATGAAGCCACCGGGTTGTTTCAACCGCTGACGAATGGCGCCATCGCCCGCGCCCTGAAAAGCTACAAGCTCCACCCTGACCAGTTGCTGCAGGACACCCCTGCGGTATCGCTGGCCAGCAATCACCCCAACCACGTTTGGCAGGTGGACGCGTCGATCTCGACGCAGTTCTACCTCGCCGACAATGGGGCGCAGGCGATGAACAAGGCCGAGTTCTATGACGGCAAACCCGGCAATCTGAAGAAGATCGAACGCCAACGCCTGTGGCGCTATGTGATCACCGACCACACCAGCGGCACCCTGTACCTGGAGTACGTGTTGGGTGCTGAGTCGGCCGAGAATCTGTGCGCCGTGTTGATCAACGCGATGCAGAAGCGCCACGAGTCAGACCCATTCCACGGTGTGCCATTGATGCTGATGACCGACCCCGGCGCGGCGATGACCAGCGGCATGTTCCGTAACCTCTGCCGTGCCATGTCCATCGATTTGATCATTAACCAGGTCGGCAATGCGCGGGCCAAGGGACAGGTCGAGCAAGCGCACAACATCGTTGAGCGCGAGTTTGAGAGTGCGCTGAAGTTCCAGGCCGCGAACAGCCTGGAGCAAATCAACACCTGGGCCGGAAAGTGGATGCGTTATTACAACGCGACCGCGATTCACACCCGCACCCGGCGCACTCGTTATGGCGTGTGGCAGTTGATCACGCAGGAACAGCTGCGCCTGGCACCCAGCGTTGAGGTCTGCCGGGATCTGGCGGTCAGCACACCGGAATACCGCACTGTCAGCAACCTGTTGCGGGTTTCGTTCCGGGGCGCTCAGTTCGATGTCAGCTCTGTACCCGGTGTGATGGTCGCTGAAAAGCTGCTGATCACTCGCAACTGCTGGCGAGACAAGGACACCGCCATTGCTGTGCTGGTCGGTGAGGACGGCCGTGAACAGTTCCACGTAATCGACCGGATCGGAATCGACCAATTCGGGTTCGCGGAGACCTCAGCAACCATTGGCGAGCAGTACAAGCGCCACGCCGAGACGCCTGCCCAGGTCTCGCGCAAAGTCCTGGAACAGATCGCTACCGGCACCACCAGCGAAGCCGACGCCGAAGCTGCACGCAAGGCCAAGGCCGTGCCGTTCGGCGGCCTAATCGATCCGCATAAACACGTCAGCGACACCGTATTGCCGGCCTACATGCCGCGTCGTGGTACGTCGCTCAGTGTCAACGCGCCAACCGTAGAGCATGCGCTGCTGACCCATGTCGAGGCGGCGAAGTTGCTTCAACCACGCTTGGCCAATCTCTGGTCCGGTGAGTCCTTTGGTTGGCTGCAGCGGGAATACCCCGAGGGCGTTCCCCAAGACAAGCTCGATGACATCGAAGCTGAGCTGAAACGCCCCGTTGAAGTCACCCGTACACCACTCAGCCTGGTACGGGCTGCAGCTGGAGGTCAGTGATGTTGAAGCTGAAGCAAATTCTGCAGGGGGTGGGCCGCCCTCAAAGGGCCTTGGCCGAGTCGCTGAACCTCAGCGGTGCTTCGGTCGCCCAACTGCTGAACCATGGTCAGTGGCCACGCAGCCTTGACTGCGACGAACTGCAGGGGCGCATCCGTGTGTTCCTGACCGAAGCCGGCGCCAACGATGCCGACATCGCCAACGCCTTTGAAGAAGTGGACCTGCCGTGCGCCAACACGGCAGATCCGGCCCTTAATGAAGAGCCGTCCGGGGAGGACGAACCTATGTTACTGCCAAAGCAGACGTTACAGCCAAATACACGGAAAGCCTTCGGCCTGCTCCGCGATCCCTTTAGTGATCTGCAATGCACGCAAGATATGTGGCTCAGCCCTGAAATCCGCTACGTGCGGGAGTTCATGTATCAGACGGCGCGTCACGGCGGGTTCCTCGCTGTCGTCGGCCAGTCAGGTGCAGGCAAAAGCACGCTGCGCCGTGACCTGGTGAACCGGATCACCGAGAACAATGACCCGGTGATCATCATCGAGCCCTATGTCCTGTCCTCGGAAGACAGCGAAGCCAAGGGCAAACCGCTGAAAAGCACGCACATTGCCGAGTCCATGATGGCGGCGGTGGCACCCCTGGAAAAAGTGAAGAGCAGCCCCGAGGCGCGTTTCGCCCAGCTGCACAAGGCGCTGAAGGAATCCACTGCGGCCGGGTATCGCCATTGCCTGGTAATCGAAGAAGCGCACAGCCTGCCGGTCTCGACGCTCAAACATCTCAAGCGTTTCCTTGAGCTGGAAGTCGGCTTCACCAAGCTGATCAGCATCATCATGATCGCTCAGACAGAGCTTCTGATGAAGCTCAGCGAGCGCAACGCCGACGTGCGCGAGGTGGTGCAGCGTTGCGAACGGATCGACCTGGAGCCAATTGCAGGCGAGCGCCTGGGGGAGTTCCTGAAGTTTCGTTTCGAACGTGCGAACAAAGCGCTCGACGATGTTATCGACGCCAGCGGTATCCAGGCGATTGCTGAACGTCTGTCGCAGCCAAGCAAGCGCGGTGGACGTGACGAGACTGTTTCGTCGCTGTACCCGCTGGCCATCGGCAACCTGGTAGTCGCGTCGATGAATCTCGCCGCCAAGCTGGGCGCGCCGATGATCACCGCCGACATTGTGAAGGGGGTGTGACATGGCCGCTCTGTACCTGGTCGGGGTTCAAGTGACACTGCCGCCGAGCATCTTGACGGAAGAGTTTCCCGTGAAACTGTCGGCCTTCAACGAGCTGACCCGCGAGATCCGCGGGGCTGGCATCGAGATCAAACACCTGGTGTTTTTGGACAACAAGATCTTTATCGACCAGTCCAGCGTCGAGCTGTTTACGCGGCGATTTGGGCATGAACTGCGGCGCATGCGCAGCTCGTCTAGGGGGCGGTTCACTTGTCACACCGCGACGGTACGCGGCGTTGATGTCGCTTGGTACTCCCTGGTGAAGGAGCAGGATCATGAATGACGTCATCGTTCACGCATGTTCGACCCTCTGCAACCCGGACCTTCTCAGCGAGCAACAGGTTCGGGCTGAGCTGAAACGGGCCAACGATGAGCTGTTCGGTAAAGACCTGAAGATCATCGAACTGAAAGAGCAGGTCCACTCCCTCAACACGACTTTGGTGAGACTCGCCAAGCTGCAGCTCGCTGGTAACTACAGCGACATCTATAGCGAGATGCAGCGGCTCGGCGACTACTACCAACAGCAGATGGCAGCCCACGCTGCAAGGCAGGTTCACTGATGAATCAGGCTCTTAAAACCTCAATCGACACGTTGCGGAAAGCTGTTGTCTCCGAAACTCCAGGCCTAATAGAAGTACTGCGGACAGCTGCTGGCTCTGAGGCTCCCGCACTGTACTGGAAGGAAGCCATGCAGCATGTTTCAGTGCTGCTCAAACACATCGACCGTTATGGCCTGTCTGTCGGCGGCATGCCCGCTGAGATCAATGAACAGCTGCTCGCCTGGATCGTGGATCAAGCGTTTGACGGTGCGATTGAGGATGACAGCGTGATCCGCGATATCTACCGGCTGATTGCGGCGGACCACGCGGCCTTCAGCGAAACGGAATACGCGCAGAACGCCCCGGCGTCACTGCAGAGCGTGCTGGCCGAGCGTATCCGCCAGATCCAGATTCATTGCTTTTATCCCGAGCAAGATGAGGAGTTCGTTGACGGTGACCTGGCTATCGCAGCGGCTTGTTATGCCACCGAGGCATTCGTCCAAGCCACTGAAACCGAGGGCGCCATGCGCATCGTTCCCGAGTCATGGCCGTGGATGGCCGTGACCTGGAGGCCTAAAGACCAACGCCGCAACCTGGTCAAGGCCGGTGCCTTGATCCTCGCTGAAATTGACCGACTCGACCGCGCTGCAGCAAGCGCCCAAAAGGAAGAACGCCATGTCTGATCTCATTATTCCAGAAGGCTTTGTCCGCAATGCCGTTGGCCACCTGGTCCCGGTTGACCAGGTGCGCGAGCAGGACAAGCTGCGCGACCAGGTAGCAGCAGAGCTTGCTGAAGCGGCCAAAAAGCTGCACCTGGACCTGAAGAACTTCAAGAAAAAATCGCTCGGTGACATCGCCGATCTGATCAGCATCGCGGGCGAACGCTACGGCGTCCAGATGGGCGGCAAGAAAGGCAACGTGACCATCACCACCTATGACGGCAAGTACAAGGTTGTGCGTTCGCACGCGGACCGGCTGACCTTCACCGAGGAAATGGAGGTCGCCAAGGTCATGGTGTACGACTGCATCAAGACCTGGAGCAAGGGCGCGGACAACCATTTGCTGGCCATCGTAGACCGTACCTTCAGCCCAAACCGTAATGGCCAGATCAAGACCTCAGATGTCCTTGATCTGCTGCGCTTGGAGATCGATGACGACACCTGGAAAGCAGCGATGAAAGCTGTGAAAGACTCGATCCTGGTATCTGGCATTGCCGTGTACATCCGCGTTTATGAGCGGGTCAATGGCACCGACGAGTACCGGGCCATTCCTCTTGACCTGGCGGTGGTGTGATATGGCGAACCTCAAGAAATACACACTGAAAGACACCTGGAAAGATTGGGAAATCACCCTGGAGGTCAATCATGACCAGCTCACTGTTGAGCGTGCCACGCTGATCAATGAGTACTGGTCGGATTCGAAGTGGCGCCTTAGTGAAGCCAATCAAGATGTTGTCATGGCTGTCATCAAGATGGCAGCCAGACAACTGGTCTTTGCCTTTCTGGAGATTGGTGGCGGCACTTGTAACACCACCGAGGCGGCAGGGTGTTGGACGCGAGACAACCTGCACAACCAAGAGGGCTGGGGCGGAACTGAAGGTAATGAACCATTCGGGTGGTGCGGCATTCGCCTGCTCAGTGCTGACATAGAAGTCGATCTCGATCTTGAGTTCCAGGAGGATTGATATGAGCAAGACACTGATCGAGTTTCAGAATCATCACCAAGACTTCCTTGTGTGGACTGTCGATGAAGAGGGCATCGTCACCGAAAGCTGGCCATACCAGAGTGATATATGGGGCGGTTTTAAAGTCACCAATCTGGCCGAGCTGAAGATCGGTAGCGATGTCGAGTATCTCTGGAAAGGTCGTACCGGCTGGGTCAAGTATCCGGTGCGTTCGGTTCAGCCACTCATTCCTATTGAAGTTTCGGTGCGTCAGGACTGGAACGGCTACGTCACCAGCACCGTGAACGGCAAGCGTGTGTCGTGCACTCATGACTATGAATATCCGGTGAAGCGCTTGGCAGAGAAACTGTTCCTTGGCCGACTTAGTAACATCGAGCGCCTTGAATGTGTCCCGACTGATCGCCTGCATAGCAGGTGGCGAATTACGCCGGAGGGGGTGTGACATGAGTGAGAAAGAGACTTTTGACACCCTCGTTGTAGAGGGCATGGGCAACGATATCCCACGGGAGATTGGCAGGCTTCGGGTCGCTGCATGGGCGTCGGGGAATGCGATCAACGACAAGAGTGAGCTGGAGGACTTCATTCGGGAACTGTCCTACGGCGATATCGAAGATCCTCAGCAAGCCGCTATCGATCTGATGGAACGCGGGGGGTGGGCATGAGCGCCGCGCCGACCAATCCTATCCGCCTGCGTTACATCAAGATGATCCATGTTGCACGGCGTGAGTTGCGCATGGATGACGATACGTATCGCCTGATGCTGGCTGGAATGACGGGGTTGGACGGCGCGACGTCCACCGCTGACTTGAGCGTTCCAAACCTGCTGAGGGTTTTGGAGCAGCTCAAGCAGAAGGGCTTTAAACCTCGTCCAAACAAGGCTGGTAAGCGGCCACAAGCTAATGATGAGCAGTCCAAGAAGATCCGTTCGCTGTGGCTGGCACTGCATGACCTGGGTGCGGTTCGCGATCCGTCCGAGGCAGCCCTGGCCAGCTTCGTAAAAAGCATGACAAAGGTGTCTGCGCTGCAATGGCTCAGCGTCCCCCAGGCAAGTCGAGTGATCGAGAACCTGAAACAGTGGCAGCACCGTGTGACCAATAAGGAGGTCGTATGAAAGCGCCCTGTAGCGCTCCGGGTGAGCTTCTCCAGACCCTCGCCGATCATGTGGCTCAGTCTGCCAAGGAAACCCTAGACATCAGCCCTGAACTTGCCGAGGCTCACGGCAATGAAGTGGCTATGCTGATGGCTAACGTCTGGGGAGGGCAGGTTCTCTACATGCCGAAAGGCATTCACCTGCAAGCCTCGAAGTTGCACCAACAAATCTTTGATGAATGGACGGGGCGTAACCAGCGGGAGCTGGCCATGAAACATAATCTCTCGCTGGCGTTCGTCTACAAGGTCGTTAAGAGGATGCGGCTGGCAATAATTGCTCGCAACCAGGGCGATCTGTTCGCATCTTTTGAAGAGGACGACGAAGAGTAGTCACCAGCAGAAAAGAGCGCTACCTTTCCACCTAGCGCCCCGATCACCAGGCACTGGCCGGGGCCAAACCTAATTGCACCTGCTGCAACACATTTACAAACCCCATACCACCATGGACCACCAGATCCCGGAATGTCTCGGGTTTACCTCACACCTACCCCTGTATTTATCTCACTCCTAAACACCAGGACCCATCCATGAAGCGATTCGCGCTACTCACCCTGACCCTGTCCACCCTGTTGCTAGGAGGCTGCTACACCCATTGGGATGACGATCGAGGCTATTACCGCGACCACGACCGCTGGCGCGATCATGGCCGCTACTACCGTGACAACGACCAGGGCCAGGATTACGACGACGACCGTCGTGACCGTCGCTACGAGCGTCATCACCGTCGCGATCGCGACGATGACGACGATGATTGA